CTTGACCTCAAACTCACGATAGTCAGACCCGCCAATGAGGACAGCCACATAAGCCTTTTTCAGACCAAGGGTGCTCATGTACCACTGGACCTGTGTGAGGTAATAATCAGGCACCCCGTCTGCCCAATCATCTGGGTATTTTGCGGTCTTGATTTCAACCACGCTGAGGGTGCCGTCAGTATCCGAAGCCAAGCCATCAACATTAGCAATCTGGAATGAGTGCTCAAGGCTTTGCCAGGTCCCAACATCTCGCTGGATGGTTAGCTCTGGGTGTTCATCTGCGAACTTGTCCAGCACTACGCCCTCAAGTCTGCGGCCCCATTCCATTGGTGGGCTGTCTGGTACATGGTCAGGAATGTGCCCTGAGAATTTCGCCCAAGCTGTATAGGGTGACTCCCATTTATTGAGCCCCGCTATGGTCCCAACCAGGGACCCGCCCACTTTGCCCTTTCGTAGTTCGTGCCACTCTGGTTGGGAGCTGTCAAAGGTTCCCAAGTGCCTTGCTGTTTGAATTTGCATGTTGTCCTTTCAATGTGTAATAATCACCACCATACATGAGAGGTAAGACATTGATAAAACTAAATGATGTGGGCATCTGGGACATGAACTGTTCCAAGTGTCACACTATGTTCACCGAGCAAACCACCCAAATCCCCATGAGCATGTCAGAGGTGATGAAGCTTGGCTGGAAATACGGCTGGAGCATCAGCCGCTCAGAGCACCAGATGTGTCCAGGTTGCTGGAATGTTTAGCACGCCAAAAGCAAAGAGGGCCTGGGCCACTTTGAACGAGGCCATCGAGTCCTCAACCAGAATCCCAGGATGCCGTGACAGCGACCCTGAGGCATGGTTTCCGCCTGAGACTCCAGGAATAGGGGCCGCCTACAATGTGGCCAGAAAACTCTGTGCCAAATGCCCTGTTCAGCGGCTATGCCTTGAGTACGCAATGGCCAACAATGAGGCCCACGGTCTTTGGGGTGGGCTGACGCACAGAGAGCGTGTCAAGTTGAAAAGGCAAAGATAATTTAGGCACAAAAAAAAGACCCCCCGAGAGACTAATCAAAGTCTTTCGAGGGGTCTTTATTGGTGTAGCAAGAGACAACCCCACCACGCCATTACACGGTGATGGGGTGTTAATTCTTAGGCTTTAGATTTCGCCACAATTGATGTTAGCACTGATAGCAAAGCGGCACCGGCTGAAACACTGATCAGTCCAGCGTAATCAATGCTAAATAGGCCAACACTTCCAGCTCCAAGCGCCGCAATGGCCGCCTGGGCAAATGTCTTGATGGCTCTCTCGCCAGCGTAGCTCCAAAATTCTAAGGTAAAAATCTTCATGGTTCCAGGTCCTGTCTGTTATTTCTCTTGATGTCCTCAAAGGTTGCTGAGGCTGTGTAGGCGGTCACAATTATTGTCAGCAAAGCTATGCCACCAGTGACCAGATTGTTACTCACGCCAGTGTCCCAGAAAAAGGTCAGGGCCCCAAACAGAATGATTGCAACTGCCAGCCTGTAAGCGCCATAAATTAGCCGCCGTCTAAACTTCCAGTTATCAGAGTCAGTCTTGGACTCACCACCTAGGAAAAACAACCCGTCTAGGGCGGTCTTTGCTATGCGTTTTATAGCGGCCTTTTGCAACACTTACACACCTCTGGTTTCTTTTTCAGCTGTTTGTTGATGAACTTGGCTATGTCATACACCTTGCCATAAAAGACACCCTTGAGGGATGTGCTCAGCGTGATGTGCAAATGTGCGCCACGGCTGGCAGATCCGGTGTTGCCGACTCGCCCAGCTGGGTCACCTTTTTTTAGCATGTGACCTGGGGCCAGTCTGACCATACAAGTTGAGCCGTCAGTGTGCTGTGATGACCCCTGACAATTTATGCCGTGAGCGTTGCAAGACAGGTGACAATAACCAATGTAATGAATCCCAGTTGATGCCGCCTGAATCATCACCCAGCCAAGAACATCAGACCACTGGACAGCCACACACTCACCGTCAGTGACGGCTGGAATAAGCGCATTAGCTCCAGGTGCGTAGTCAGTTCCCCTGTGCGGGTTAGTGCGCCTGACGGTCACGCCAAACCGGCTGGTGATCGTGCTCTCAGGAAACGGGTGCTGCCACCTAGACAAGGTTGATGGTCCTGCCCACTTCAAATGAAGTGTTGAGCTTCATCAGCTGGAGGGCGTATTCGTGCCTAGTCATCCCCTCTGGGAGGTGTAGCTGGGCAACGGTCAGAATGTTTTCACGCTCAGCCATAATGTGGGTAGGTGCTTTTTGCGGCGGCAAAAATTCATCAGCTGGCACAAAGTCCCAATCCCTAAATTCAGCATTGGGTGTGTATTTCTTTTTAGTCATGGTAACCCTTACGTTTTTTTGGTTTGTATTTGTTCATAATGTTCCCGTCAGTTGGTTGACAATTCCCAGGACAGCACCGACCAGAGCGGCCCAGGCTATCTTTTCAATCCAAGCGTTTTTGGCTTGCTGAATTTCTAGCTGGGCAACCCTCTCAGGTACCGTGTCCAAGTAGCCAAGCTTGGCCGTGAGTTCGATTAGTAGGCGCTCGTTTTCCAGTTGCTTGCCGTAAAGCATTTGGAGCGTGACCCTAGCGTGAGGCTCTTTTTCTTCCATTACTCAGGCGCTGGTTCTGGCTCTGGGCGTAAAGCTGGGTGAGTATCGGGTGAGTTGCCCGCCACAAATTCGCTTAGAGGGTCTACTAGCGAGGCGATAAACACCTCAGCCCAATCGGTTGCCTGAGCAGCATCTGCCCAAGGGGTTACATCTGGCCAGTCTGGTTGGAACATAAAGGGTGCGTCATTCTCGTTGGGAGTTTCGTTGTCCCAGATTCTTATTGCGTTATCGGTGTCAATTTCGAAGCGGTAGCGTGTCATGATTTTCTCCTTTATGGAAGGCTAATTAGTGGGGATTTTGATTCAAGGGAAAGGGCGGTGGTTACAGGAACGGCGCTGTTAGTGGTCAGGGTTCCTGAGTCACCGACAGCAAGATAAAGGCCATCGCCGTGTGTCACGCCACGGATGGTAGTAGTCCCAAACCCTGATGTCCGAGAAGTCCAAGTAGTTCCATCTGGCGAGGTGGTCAAGGTTCCTGAGCCACCAACAGCGACATAAAGGCCATCTCCGTATGTAACGCCCCAGATATAAGTAGTCCCAAACCCTGATGTTCTAGATGTCCAAGTAGTTCCATCTGGCGAGGTGGTCATTGTTCCTGAGGCACCGACAGCGACATACAGCCCATCGCCGTAAGTCACGCCATAGATGGTAGTAGTCCCAAACCCTGATGTTCTAGTTGTCCAAGTTGTTCCATCGGGTGAGGTGGTCAAGATTCCTGATTCGCCGACAGCGACATAAAGCCCATCGCCGTAAGTCACGCTACGGATACGAGTAGACCCGAAACCTGATGTCCGAGTAGTCCAAGTTATGCCGTCAGTTGAGGTGGTCATGCTGCCTGAGTCACCGACAGCGACATAAAGACCGCCGCCGTATGTCACGCCAAGGATGTTAGTAGTCCCAAACCCTGATGTCCGAGTTGTCCAAGTTGTGCCGTCGGCTGAGGTGGTCAAGGTTCCTGAGTTACCGACAGCGACATAAAGCCCATCGCCGAATCCCACGCCATAGATAGTAGTAGTCCCAAACCCTGATGTCCGAGAAGTCCAAGTAATGCCGTCAGTTGAGGTGGTCATGCTGCCTGATTCGCCGACAGCGACATAAAGCCCATCGCCGAATGTCACGGCAAAGATGTGAGTAGTCCCAAACCCTGAAGTGCGAGTTGTCCAGTCGTCTAAATCGTATTGTGGAGAAGCTATCAAACTAGCAACTCCACTCGGGTAGTTCAGTAACCCAGCGTTACCATCTACGGCTACACCGCCAACAGTTACAGCACCTGTAGAGCGAACATCATAAAGCCCTGCCGCTAGGTTCACGGTGTAAGTTCCAGCGGCGGTTATGTTGTAGTAAAAGCCACCTGCCCCACCGCCACCCTCTGCGGGTGGGAAACTAGAAATCGCCATTAGTTGATCTCACTTCCAAATAGGTGGAAAGCCAAAGCATCTGCGGTAGCTGAGCGAACCGTGAATACATCAGTGGCCCCCATAGTGATACCAAGGGTAAAGGTGTTGAGGCTGTTAGCTGGAACAGCAACATCATAAGCAATGGCGTTGTTGGTAGTCGCTGATACGCCAGCCTGTCTCACATAGACCCTCGCCAGTGCCTCGGTGCCTGTCACATTAGTTAGCACCAGTGTTGAGATTACCGTTGCTGTGCCGCTAGGAACCGTGTAGAGGTTTGCGTTGTTTGTGTCGCTTGGGTTTACTTGGCCCAAAACCTTGAAGGTGGTTGCCATTTTTTATGCTCCAATCAATAGGAAAGGGTGAAGTGCTTGCTGTGATGCAATGATAAAAGTGCGCCTGTCTGTGACATCACCAGACACAATGCTGGTGGCCTCAGAGGGGATTGTGACCAAGCCGATAAGAATTTGATAAATGCCGACATCTGTTTGGGTGGGCGTTGGTGCGACTGGATTGCTTGCCACGGCTGTGCCTTGAATGATTTTCAGCACAATGGTGTTGGCCGCTGGGTCTAGCTCCACAACCACGCCATCAATTCTGGTGTCTGTGCCAGCGGTGTCTAGGGTCAGGGTTGCCTGGCTGGTGTTTATGTAATAATGACCACGAACCATGGCCTCTCCGGCAGCGATACGAACCTGTAAACCAGAGTCATCACCAGTGACCAAGAGCGCTGTGGTGTCGGGTCCACCGTTGACACCCTCGCCAATGTGCCTGGCCCACTTGCTAAATTGACTCTCTGTGACATCAACATTTTCAAAGGGGTAACTTTGTTGGGCCATTTCTCTCTCTCTTTCGCTTTTGGTTTATAGCTTATTAGCAATACTAAACGGCTAGTTTCTCTCTAGGTTTGAAATTCTTTGCTGGAGCTCATTGGTTTTTGCCAGCACCCTTGCTTCATACTCAATGCCAACTGGTGTGCCCACGGTTGCCCCAAGGCGTACACCATCAGAGCCAATTGAAATTCCAACCTCTGTGACCACGGCACTTGCCTCTAGGTCATTGATCACCACGGTAACCCTGTCACCCAAATACCAGTCCTGTCCAAACCTCATGTTGAAATCATCTGACGGCGTAACTGACATCTGGACAATAGTTTTACCATCATCAACCAAAAGCTCCTCGCCCGATTGGGTCAACTGTGCTGTGGTGTCTGATCCACGGCTGTCTGAGAACACTTCAATTCTGCGAGACCATTCTGTTTCTGCGGCTTGGGATGCCGTGGTTGTGACCTCAAGAAACTCTCTTAGTTCAGCCTGGCCAGCCCCGCCAATAATTGCCCTAGTTACCTTGGCTGAGGCGTAGGCATACATGGCCCTAGACAGCTTGTTGTTGTCCATGTCCATTCTGATGGTGGCCGTTTTATCGGTGGGCAAGTAAACCTGAAACTCTAGGTTGGTCCCCAGTTGCTCCACAGCGTAGCCAACGGCACCAGTCTGAGCTAGGGCATAAGCTGTTTGCTGTAATGTCTGAAACCTAGCGTTGCCAGAAACTATCTCACCACGCTCAGCATCAGCCTGAATTTGAAGCCCCGCTATCTTCCTAGCCGTGGGTGCGTCAGGTCCAATGTTCGCTGAGACATAAGCTTTGAGGACCGTTTCAGCCACACCTGAGCGCACATCATGTGCATCAGTTTGCTCTGTGACATCAGCACTGGATGGCGTTGGGTAAGCCAGGCGCTCTGAGAGGATGATGTCATCACTAGTTCCAGTAATGGTCCAGTCACCATCCACGATTTCTGGGGTCTGAACTAGGGTTGCTGAGAATGTAGGGCCTGAAAAGATAACTGAATCATCTGGGCCAGTCACAATGATGCCATAACCTGGAAGCCGTAAGAGCTCGCCAAGCTTGTTCCCCTGGGGTAAGCGCATTTCCCAGGTGCCAACATTGTTGAACCTCAGAATGAACTTAGCGCCCACTAAATCGCCTGGTCTGAACTGACCAATGCGGGCCAAGGTAGGGTCTCTAACCTCAAT